CAGGGTACCGGATTGCCTCCTGCCCTTGTTCGCCAACAATTGCCCATTCAGCAGGTCCACCGTCACGGCCTTTGAAATATTTTGGTATTGGCTGTGCAGCGATGACTGCTATTTGTGCAGCTCCGGCTATCCCTGCAGCAACGGCAATAGGAATATTAGGCAGAGCCTTTGTGATCGCCAGTGCCGTATTGATTATTGCCTGAATTATGTCTGCTGCCTTTTGTTTTTTGAATTGCTGCTCTTTTAGCTGTGCTTCTTTTTTGGCATACTTCTCATTAATAGCAGCCTTTTGTTTTTCAGTCAAATTCTTATTAGCAAGTTCGGCTTCCCGTTGCTTTTCGAGAAGCGACATTTTAAGATCAAATTCTGCGTTCATCGAATTAGAAACAATGGAGAATGCAGCATCTGATGTTACCTGAGCTTCTTCAACAGCCCAGTTTTTTGCCTCTTCTTTAGAGAGACCCATATTTGATCCAAAATATTCAGAGTCTATCCTTGTTGCAGCAGCTTCTGGCAATGTACTTTTTTGTGCGCTGATTGAACCTGAACCGGCTTTATTTTTTCCGTTTAAGCTAATACCCTTCGATAGCTTTCCTTTCTGCATTTCGACAATATTCAGCGTCGCATTTTTAGCAGCCTCCCCGATATTATATAATTGAATTTCCTGTTTTTTTAGCTCTGCAAGGAATTCCTCAGATGGAGTTTTTCCAGAGGCAAGCATATCTAATTGCGTTTGCTTCATGTCAGATATCGACTGCTGAAGTTTTGCATAGGCTCCAATTTGTTTTTCCAATTGTTTTGCCTTCTTTTCCTCTTCTCTTACTCCCTCGTCGATTATTCCTTTTTCCAATCTACCTAAAGTAATTTTAACTCTTGCCGTTTTCTGTATTGACTCAGATTCAATTGTATTAAACGCAACCCATTTTTCAGCCATAGCGTCCAACTCCTCACCTGTAGTTTTCCCCATAGCTTTCATTACTCCAGCTAATCGCTTTATTTCCGGTGATGCAGTTTTTACTAATGTAATAACCCGTTGATACGCAGCTTCACCTTCGGCGGTGTTCCTTGTTTGCGAAGTAGCCTGTGAGTTTTTTGCACTGGTTGTTTCCAGCGCTTTATTGTATTCATTAGCCAGGTCAAGATTCTTTTTATTTGAATTATATGTGGAAACGGCAGCTTTTATTTGTTCATCATATGCTTTATTTTCTGCCTCTACCCTGTTTTTAAACGCAAGATCACTTTCTGTTTTTCTTTTATCCTCTTTCGATCTCAAACCTGTTATTGTTCTCAAATGAAGTAATTCTGCACCCATTGCTTTACCAGCTACAGCCTGCGAATCCTGTGTCATTTTCATTTCAATTTCAAGTGCTTTTTTGCCTGCTGCGATTCTTTCTTCTTTTGTTTTTGAAACATCCCTTTCGATAACTTTCTGTTTTTGAAATTCAATATTTAACTCTGAATTGGTAATACTTAAAGCCCTGGTTGATTTTTTAACATCAGCCAAAATATTAACATATTCACGGCCAGCTGCAATAGCATCGCCCATATTTGTCAGCAAATTTGAAAAATCACTTGTAGCAATTGCCTTTTTAAATTCATCCCAAGCCCAAGACATCCCAGTTGTGATCGCTTTAAATTCTCGTGCCGTTGCGCCTGTTGATTCAATCACTGATTTGCTAAATGCAATTGCACCTGATGCGGATGCTATAGCTGCTGTCACTAATCCCAGAGCTCCTTTCACTCCATCCCAGGCACTACTATAATTTCCGATATTCATTCTCTGCTTAGTAGCTTCATCTCCATTCGCCCTGAGTATTGCCGTATTTTTATCGATCATGGCATTAATTTCCTTGATCTGGGCGTTTTCTTTTCCTTCGACTAAAATTATATCCTTCTTTATCTGATACAGTTTTTTTGTCTCCTCTTCGATGGCTCGAATGGTATTGACTTGTCTTTTAGCGGATGCAATTTGCTCTTCAGTTGATTTAGTCTGTTTACTTCCTGAATTGATGGCTTCTCTTGCCTGAGCGAGAAGCTCCTTCTCGCGGGCAATCCTTTGTGTTTTTATTTTTAATAACTCAATTTCGGCAGCAGCTCCTCCATTATTCAATGAGTTTAAACGAGCGGTTTCGACAGCAAGTTGCGTTGTTACATCTTTATGCTTTTGCGAATTCTTTGTAACGCTATCAACCAAAACAGCCTGTTCTTTGAGTTTCTCATTAACATCCGACATGCCCTTTGCACCCTTCATCCTGGTATTAACATCAGCAAATGCAGCAGCAAATGCAGCATACTTTGTATTAATAGCATCCAATTCGGTCTTCAGATAATCAATCTGCGATTTAGCAGCTTTGACATCAATTATTTCATTTATAACACCTTTTGAAGCCATTTTTGTTGTATATTTGTGTTTTAAATCAATCAGTTATGAGTTACGGGCGTAAACTAAAAACATGGGAAGCGATAGTTGCAGCGTTGGCAATCGGAATTCCATTCGGTATCTACTTTGTGTATTGCTTAAATACCTGGTTTCCCTGATTTATTATTCATTCTTTCCGCTTCCATTTCAAACATTTTCTTCATTCTTACAAATTCCGAAACTGTTATTACTTTTCGGTTTATCCTATATCCCATATACTTTGACAGGACGGTAAGTGTATCTTCAAACCAGTCTTCCTTTACAGATTCTCCCTGGGCTTTTTCGTTAATCTTGTCAATTTGCGCCCTGCCCGCTTTGATCAACAGTTCGATAGTTTTACTTTTTTCAATTACCCGCTGAATATCCTTTTCAAATTCATCGGGTTTTGATTTTTCAAAAGCGTATCGATATCCATAATTATGCAATATGTTTATACATCCATTCGATTGTGAAGAGGAAATACTTTGAATCGCAAGCCTTATTGACATTAGTTTTCCCTCCAGGTACCCGACTTCTTTTATCAGTCCAAAAAGCTGTCGGTATTCTGGTGATCCTGATAGGTCGCAATACTCAAACCATAACTTTTGCCATGCTGAATCAATTTCTTTTGGTGTTGCCTTTCCTGTCCGGACAAGCCTCGGCATATTCTTGTTCACCAGCACATCAATAAACACATCAAGAGGCGTATCGCTGCATCGATGATAGAGGATATGGTTTTCTGGCTTGTGTGGCCATAATCTGGTTAGAAAACTAAAGTCCTGTTTCATTCTTCACCGATTCCATTAATACGGGTAAAAATATTTCCTTGTTGTAGTATTCCTGATTCTTTGTTGTCAATCCAAATATGTCATCGCCGTAAGTTCCGGCAAGATCGTTCGGGTCATCGGAAAGAATCTGTAATCCTGAACTATCCACATCAATTTGAAATGATTCCTGAAATGCGCCTGTGTCATATAACCTGATTAGTCCGGAAGGCTTGCCATACACTTCCACAGACGCATCTGAATATGCAGGCATTGCTTTTCCATCCGCTTTTTTCCCATCAAGCAACTGATTCCTGTTTAAGTCCAGGATTCTTTCACCGGTTTTGCTAATGGCAATCAAGGCCTCTTTTTCAATATTGAGGTATTTAAGGTTGTCTATCATGTCAAGAACCGTGGCCATGGTTTATTCGGAAGTAGATTGGTGTTTTGCCTGTTTATATATCCAGCGAAGTTTTTGTTTTCGCAGTTTCATTTCGCTTTTTGGATATAGCTTGTTTTCGTATTCTGAAATGAAAGCCTTTTCCGTCTCGAAAGAAAGGACGTGAGCCACGCTCAGCGAGGCTCCGTCCATAGTGATAAATGCGCGTTCCATTAGGAAGCAGGCATGGTTACGGTTAAAGTACCACCCTCATATCCATTTTCAGGAGCTCCGCCAACATTAGCTGCTGCAAGAACCGAAGGTGCAGCAAGAGTAAGAACATGCTCACCGGTGCCAACAAACGAAACATCCCATCCTTTCAGGGTGTCATTTTTAACAACCGCAGATATTACAACATCCGCACCGGCTTTTGAAGCTTTCCATAAAGTACCTACTGCAAGTGCAGTATCTAAAGTATCATAAACGTCAACTTTATCACATGATGTGCGAATACCAACAGTGGCTTTTCCTGCTACTACAGCTAAGTTGACCAGCTCAAGGTCTATCAAACCCTTTACATTTTCTTCGACATCAACATCAGCTTTTACGAAAGCGATATGCTCGTTAAACTCTTCCGGCTTAGCAAGTGCAAAGCGTAGGTTGAATATTGCTGCGTTGGAGCCATCATTGGCTTTAAACGGTTTAGCGTAGAAAAAATCAAGAGTTAGACCGGTAAGCCCACCATCTTTTGTTATTGTGCCGAAAATGACATTGTTGGAATCAACAAACAGAACCTTTTTTGTTGATTTGTTGAAGGAACGAAGCCTGGCCTGGAGGCACAACCCGCCTACATTCTGCCGGAAAGTCCAATCGTATTTGCCATCTTTAACCACTTGCTTGCTTCCGTAACCAAGGGTAGTGACAGTTTCCTCCTCTGAATTATCGGCGATTTCTTCAAAACGGAAAATGGGGTAAATTCGTAATTTGCCAACAGCAAGAGTTGCCTCCTGGAGTTTAGCAATGATATCGGGGATATCGGCAGCTTCAACCACAAAGGAAGGGTCTACCAATATGGCGCCAATAAACTTATCGGGTGCAAAAACACAACCAGGAATAGCCGTGTTAGCTCCTGATCCGATGACGCAAACGGGAACATTTAATTCTGACATTTTATTTACAATTTAAGGGTTTAACTTTAAGTTTTAAGTTTTTGATTTCAATGCAATCGATGTAATCATTGAAGACGTTTCCTGTATTGCCATACAAGCCATTGCGACCCCAATAGAGCCGGTCGATCTTTGTATGTTTTATTTCGGAAACATTGCATTCTGCAAAGAATCCTGAACGGGCAATTACTTCAAGAAATGCATCATAGATCGGATATAGGTAAGGCGTGAAAGAAGAAACATATCTGTCCGGAGCTTTCAGGGTATTGTCAGTATTGATACCAATGATCAGATTTAAGTCCACCACCGTGAAATCGCCTCCTTTTTCTTCGTTAAAGTCCTGAAAAAGAAATATACCAGGGTATCTTTTCTCTGAAAGCGTCGGAGATTGAGTTAACTCAGTTAGTGATGAAGTGATCTCCAGCGGGTGGCCATGCAGGTAATTAATATCGAAATCGAACTTTTCAGCCGTTTTTTCTACAATTGTCCTGAATAAGTCAACTACTGTGATGGATTTCATATACCGTAATTGTTAATTGTGCGCAGTTCGGCAAGCTCAGATTCGGTATACTCCGGATACGTATTTGTATTTTCTGATAACCAGTCTCGAACAACCGTTCCCTCGCGAACCGAACTGTTAAATGCTTGAGTCATTTTATCGGTATTTATTGTGACTTCAGAATTTTCAGAAGCCGGCTTGACCTGCCCCAGTGAGGACGTTGAAGTAAGCCGGTCACGTTCTATGTGATAGTAAACGTAACCGGCTATAGGACTGATTTTATTAGTACTGTCAATCAATTTCGATCGGAGATTTTGCCATTTGTCCTCGATGGGTACGACCTTTAAACCTGCAATAAATGCATTGTACAAAGTATCACCCAGTACAATTCTTAGGTATTCCGGTTCATAGGTAGCCATAAACCAGTAAAGGTTCTCCAGGTTAGCGGCTGGAACAATTCCTACTCCGGTAAGGTTCGGAATCTTAATACTTCCAATAAAAAATGATTGATCGATGAGTGACATTATTTATTGCCTTTTTGAGTGCGTTTCACTTTAGTAGCTTCCGGAACTTCTACTTCCGGTACTGAAAATTCACCGGCAACCGCTCCCTTGGCAACCAGAATCGGCACAAGGTTCGGATGACAATCAAGATCCTGGCCAGCTTTACGCTGGCCAAAATCTGATATTAGTTTTACAGTTACTGTTACTTTCGTCATGACTTACACTTTTTCGATTGCAGCAGTTATGCTGGCGATATAATCATAAAGGAATGCGCGTTCGTCATACTCGCGTACATAGCTGAAGAATCTTGTTACACCCCTTTGAGAATATTGACCCTTCAGGAACTGCTCGTTGATAAGGCCCTGGGTAAGCTGATAAGGAACATATTCTCCAATATTCAGCATTGTGAAGTCACCGCCAAGAATCTTCCCGGCAGGAATATCCGGCTTAGGTACCACAACCAGTTGGTCAACCTTATTGCTTGAGTTGAACTGGAACTGTGGGAATACATACATTGCATCGTCGGATTTGGTTCCCAGGAAATCAAACCAGTCGGAATGATTTACGAATATGACATTCGGCAGATATCTAACAGCGTCGTCCCAACCTACAGTTGAGTAAATCTGATTGCACACTGCACGGATAGCATCCAGAAGGTTTGGTTTGTAGATTTTGTTTCCTGTCCAGCTGGCCGGATCGAAAGCAGCAGCAATTGTTGTTACACCGGTGGGGTTATCTCCGATTCCATCTCCAAACAAAAGACCATTTTGGCGTTTCAGCATGGTTTTCTTGAACAGGATCCCGGTTGCAAAAGATTCCATTAACGGAATATCCTTCACTACTTCCTCGCTCATTACTTCGTAGCCGGCAGCCTTTTTAGGATTAGCATACCTGATTTCAACTTTTCCATCAACCTGCCCTGGAGAATCTCCTTCACCAATGAATGTCGGAGTGCCTTCTTTCGGGATGTAATCGGCATACGGAATAACAGGCAAGCCAGTTGGGAACACATTTGCAAAGTTCTCAATGAACGTTGGAACCAGTTGTGCCATCTGCCTGTCCGAAGTATTGATCAGGTCCAGAATCGCGATACCTCCGGTTGTCGTTGATACGTTTCCTGTGGTGATGTCTCCTACTGCCTTTATTTCGATAATATCAACCTGGTGCCCTTTATTCTTGAGCTTATCCTGGATGTCTTTATTCTGGAATCCGATAGAAACAAGTTCACGAAGTGTTTTCTTCGATTGTCCTCTTCCTCCTGATTCTTTAAGGGCGACCAGTTCCAGTCCCTGGGTTTTCAATGCATCTTCCAGCTGTTTGACCTGTTCGTTATCGGTAAGATCAATCTTGAGGTTCTTGATGGCATCGGCTATATTCTCTTTCATTTTAGCTTCAGAGATATATCCTTTCCCGGCCTTTTCAATCTCCGATTGAACTTTATCAGTAAGGGCTATATAAAGGGCTTCTTCCTTACCTGTGAGTTCAACCCCACCCACCACGATTGCAAAAGCGTAGGTTACACCGGTTGCTGCTTGCCAGTCGATCGCAAAGAAGAATATTGCAATTACGGACATGATTGCCCATGCAACATACTGCAACCGTTTGTTGTATTTCTGATTGTACTTTTTCATTTCACGTTGTTTTTAAATTTCCTTATTTGTTTAATTTCAGGACAGATTCGTTTCTGTGCCTAATCCTTTTTGAGGTAAATGGACGCTCGCGTTATCTTAGCGGAAGTGGCAGCCACATAATGCTGAAGCTTTATTCGCAGGTAAAGTGGAGAAATGTACCATGTAGGCTGAAACAGCAGTCCTCCGCTTGCTGCACCTATGGTATAATGAGAAACGGACCCACCCGCTAAAGAGGCTGATCCTGATAGCACGGGAGTTCCCATGTTAACAACATACCAGGTAGAGTTATTCATGCTCCCCTCGATAGTTACCCATGTTGAATCGTTCGCACCAACAGAGCTGGTAAGATAGATTTCGATGGCAGCAGAATACTGAAAAGTGATAGGCGCAGACAAAGTGCAATACTTTGTTACAGCCCCGACGACAGAATCATTGGAGGCCGGTGTGAAGGTTTTCGAGATTTGCGCACCTGCAGAGAAAGCAAGAGTACAAATCAGCATAAATGCAATGAGTTTTTTCATCTCGTTTTAGTTTTTGTTTTTGTTTGAAAATGCGTTGATTAATTTGTCGATATCGAGTGCCTCTACAGGCGGCTCAATTGATTTGCCTTGAGTGGTGTCGACCGGCTCAATGCTTATAACGGGGGTAGCGAAGTTCGAGCCAAGCGGAACCGCACTACCTTCAATTACCTTTGCTTCAGTGACTGCCCAGAAATACCCCTGAGCTTCAGCATCCTTTAGGTTCACGACCTGAGAAATATATTTGTCCCAGTTGGCCTTTTCTTCCTGGTCGTATTTGTTTTCGGAATTCATGCAGAGAAACAACTTGACGTAGTACATACCAACAGAGTGTTGTTTCACCCGGCCTTTTGCATATTGCTCTGCCATGTAAGGGTTTCTGTCTTTTTCGATTGTAGAATCAAAAACTAGAACTTCAGTTTCACCTTCGTATTTGAACCCGAGAAGTTTCCAGGACATTCTATCTGCAGATGCTTTGATGGCATCAGAGATTATATTTTCAAACGATAGTTTATGCTCTTTCAGCAGATATAAGTCCTTACGCTCCTTCAGGCTTTTGCTCCACAGGCCGGGGATATGGACATCATCGTGTGAATCCATCAGGTTAGTTGTATTGATGGCCAGTCTTGCCTGAATGACAGAGAAGTCTTCAGTTCCTGACAAGCCTACTGCCTTGGATGCGTACAAACCTGTTTCAGGAGAAAAATCCAAATGCTGTAAAGGATCAGCCAGTTTGATCGCACTCTTTTTCTGAGCAACAATCAACCTTTTGTTGGCTCTCAGGTAATCGAAGCGCTCTTCTATGGTTTTGAATTCTGGTATCATTTTCTGATTGTTTGTTGTTCTTTAACCTGTTTTTCGCGTCCCTTTAGTATCCGCTCTTTCTCCTCGGGAGTAAGAACGGGAGCCTTTTCTTTACTGGACGGTGATTGTATTTGTTGCTTTTCCATCGTAATATGTGCTTCCGTTTATGGTTGTTGCATCAAATCCTATTAAGACTCTGAATTCTTCCTTGGTGATGACCTTTCCTTCGTACGCAATCTTTGCACCCTCAGACATCAATTTGAAGGATTCTGCTTTTTCCTTTTCAGATTTCTGCAGGATCTCCAGGTGATCATAACATATTTTAATAGAGAACCCATCGCGCTCAGTTTCAAAAAAGGTACTGAGAGCCGAATAGAACGCTTCAGACTCCGGTATAATAGAGTCTTGATACAGTGATGCTTTTGCTTCGCGTACATTGGAATATGTTGTCCCGTCCTTGAAGCCCAGCAGGTACATTGGATAATCGTAGTTGTCAGCAATCTGCCTCACATCATCCTCAATCTCTTCGAAGAGCATGAGTTCCTTGGTTGGATACGTCATGGACTGCCACTGCAGGGATGCTGATGTAATAATTACCTGGTACTGATCTTTAGCCATACCATACTTACGGAATTCCTTCTGCAGGTCGTCCTTTTCATTTGTCTTTAATGGGATGGCTCCGGCTGCATCCTTAGACGTGTTAGAAAGAATTCCAATTCCACCACGCTTTGTGATGAGCACATTGCGGGCTTCATAGGCTGCGATGATATTGCTCACCGGGTCCTGAAGAGAAACAAGTTTTGACTCACCTCGGATCGGATTGTCGCGATTGACGATAGTATCGCGGATATGAAGTATTTGATTCACATTAACCGGCACACTTTGACCTCCGGATGTGATACAATATTCAGAAACGATATCTTCAATCTTATTTTGGAAATATACTTTTCCTGTATCCGTTCTGCTGATGATCCAGTTAGGAATTACCCATAATGACGAGATATTCTGTTTGCCTTCAAACCCAATTGGATTGATCGCAAACAGGAACACTTCACCAAAAATTGAATAAAATGTGTAAGCCTCAGCAATTAATTGCTCCCACGTTTGTATGGGGTTTGGCCTGTTGATCAGGGCAGATAACTTCTTTGCTTTGATGTTTGAAACAGGTTTTCCATTTGCATCAACAAAGGATATCTTACCGTTAAGGAAAGCTTTGACTTTTCGTTGAATGATTCCGGAGAGAGGAGCGCACTTTCGATACGCATTCATTTGTCCCTCGATGGACCGGGTATCCTGGGTATATCTGTCTGCGCCGTATAAGTATACAAAGTTGCCTTTATCGTCTTTATTGAAAGAAACCGGCCACCGGAAATTGACTTGAAATCCCATTGTGAGGTTATAAATTTGACCTCCACAAATATATAATCAAAATTTTCTGAATTTCCAAAAAGTTA